TCAACTTCTTTTTCCTTGCACGTTTTTTTGCACGGATTTCACTTTTTCAAATGTCCAACCGGGCAGTAAAACGTCTCCTTCACCCGACAAAAGCCAAAATGGAGATACCTTGTAATCACGCACCATGTAATCAAGCCATGCAAGTTGAAACAAGTCCCTTGAAGGTGACTTCTCAAGCGTGTTAAAGTTCCATGGATTTATACCATACCGCTTGCAAAGCGTGCCTTTTCCCCTTATGACCTTATTCCTCTTTAAAACCTGTATGGTTTCAAAGAACCGGCGTACGATTATTTGGCTGTCCTCTTTTTGCATTATTATTTTAATAGGAATACTAAATGGCAGTAAAACACAGAACCGTCCAATCTTTTTCAGGATTGATACGCATGCAGCATCAAATCATGTGGTTTTCCTTTAGCCACCGTTTGCCGGAAGGGGTTAAGAACCAAAGAAGAAAAGCCGCACACGGAACTCCCAAAACTAAAAAACCAATTATAGCTCCCATTTTTAATCCTCCTTTTTATTAAACCCATTAATTATGATGAGCACATGTTAGAATAGTTCTGAATGGCTTCCGACACGGACAACCCTTATACAATCATCATCTATCCATATTAACAGGTAATCATCTTTGATATGGCATTCCATACATCCTTTGTAATCGCCTTTTAGTTGGTGTGGGTTATACGCCTTTCCGAGAGTTTCCCCGTTTGCCAACTTGATAAGGACATCCATCAACGCGCTTCTCTTTTCGGGATTATGCTGTATTTTTTTGATGTCTTTTTTGGCCTTGGACGAATAGACTATTTCTTTCATAGTGCCATTATGGATTCAAGAAGTGCATCTTTAGAGGAAGTGTCGAGTTTTCCGGCATACTCCCCACGTCTGATTTCCTCAAGAGCCTCTAAGGTCTCCTTGTTGAATTTCGGTTCTTCTTTCTTCTTGCCGACTTTCACGGATATAACCCCTTTAATCATATTTGCCGCTGCCTTGATTTTTGATACGACGGCATCATCTTCTACATATAAGGTTATTTCTCTCATCTCACCCTCCTTCTGATATAAAACTATTATTATACGCTTCTAAAATACATTGCAAAGTTAATCAATAAATTAATAAATACAGCAACGGGACGCATCTTTTTAATGATACGCCCCGTTGGGATTTATGGATGGATAATTTCGTTTATTGGTTTTGTCCGTAAAATACGGATTTCAGATAGATGTCAGATTCTTGTATGATTTCCTTTTGCATCCCCTTCGTGATGAAACGTACGTATCGGTTCAGCCTTGGAGTGTACTCGCACTCCTTTCTTTTCAGTGCGAAAAACTCATCGCTTATCTCGTCCTCATTCTTTTTCCCCTTTTCGTTTTCAAGCCATAGTTTCTCCATGCTATTCATGTAGCGTGAATAAAAGCCGTATAAGCCATCTATCTGGGACAATTCCCCACTTCCTTGCATGGCTATCGACTTCCCTAATTTAAACAAGTAAACCACGAAGAACACCATGGAGGATATGAGAGGGGAAAACTCAAAGTATTTGTAGCAAATTACGCCTGAAGCCGAAATCAATAACAATACTAAAGAACACGCAATATTCGCCCATCTTATCTTATGTGAATATTTTTGCAAACACAGCACGTTCGCATGCGCCTGTTTTAACTCCTGCCATATTCTGTCCCTTATTTCCATTTCTGTCTGCTTATTAGTTTATTGCAAAAATACAACAATAAGATAAACAAACATATAATATTCATAGAAAAAAAAGACTTCATGCCGAATTTTCACATCCTACTTTTTTCTTGGTGGTGGGAGCGGCGATGGTTTGGGAACTGCCCCGTTGCTCTTTGGGGATTTCGGGGTGCTGGCTGTCGTATTGCTCGTTTTCATTTTGTTTTTAAGAAAGACGCTATTTGTTAAATTTCAAGGATTGTTTGAATTACCCCATTTTATAGAACTATTTCTTACCAAATAAATAACCTAATGATAAAGTTATCACTGGCATTATATTATTCCATATAGCTTGTACAAAAGAGACATCATCTTTACCCCAGTATATTACTAATGAAATAATAGTTGCTCCTCCTAATAGTAAAATACAAATTATGCATGTTATATTTTTAGAAGCATTCTCAGAATTTCCTATAATCTGCCCTATAAGCCCTAACTTTTTATTTATTATATTTAATTCATGATTTTGGCTAATTTCTTGAACCTTATATTGATGGCTATATCTAGCCGTCAATGTGGCTTGTTCGTGCCGATGATTTTCTTTTGTTAGCTCCTGATCTATCTTTTTATGAATTGGACAATATCCACTTTCAGTTTTAAAACCCTTTAAATCTGTGTTATATCCATTTTTCATATTAACTCATTGTAATATTATTACTTATAGGTTCTAAAAACCATGTATAATTAAACAGGTAGTTGATAGGATTCTGTCCAACAGAAGATAATCTGAACTTAAATGTAATAGGATGTCCTGACATGGTAGCAAATTGTGCTTTTTGGATATTTCCAGCCAGTGTTACGTCATCCATATTGGTGAAAACAACATCTAAAAATTCTGTTCCATTTTCGTCTTTTACATTATAATCAAAACTTGATTTTACAAGTCCATTTTCATCTTTCAAATTTTCATCTTTTGCAAATCGAAATTTAAAAATAAAAAATGTCCCATCTGGTATTGGAATTTTAAATATTGGAACATCCTTTTCTGTAATTAATAAACACCCAGAATCAATTACTTGTGCCTCTCCAACTGAAATTTCAGGCTTTAATTTTGACATAGTAGAATCCATATTTTATATCATTTTTTATTTAAAATCTGTATAACCTTATCTTTTAATCCCATCTTAATAAACTCATCCGTATCAACATCAAGCTCAACAACCACCTTTGTAGACCTTTTTTGTTTGTCCAATAAACTTTGCAGGCGTTGAATCTCTTTTTCATAGAAATCTTTATCTTCATATCGTATATCTGATTCATCAGCCCAAAATATACTTGTTGAAACCCCAAGAACCTTTGCAAGATTCTCAATGGTACTAACCTTAATATCTGAACCATTGAGAGCGTTATCAAGCGTTGTTCTTGATATTCCTGCTAATTCAGAAATTTGTAGCTTGCCCAATTTACTTTCAGACACAAGCTTGTTTAATAAGCTAAAATTCATACACTTGCAATTTTTAATGTACAACAAACTTTATTTTACTCAAAAATAATGTGCAATAAACTTGCTTTTGTGTTCATTAAACACTACCTTTGCATTATAAAATTAGCAAATAAATTAAATATGGAAAAGGAAACAGCAAAAATACTTCCCATCCAGCCTACATTAAAGGCAATGGAAATAGGGGAAATGGTTGCATTCTCGTTGACGCAGCTCAACGGGGTAAGGTCGAGTGCAGTAACTATCGGTACGATGTATAACAAGAAATTCAAGACCCATGTGAATAGAGTGGGGGAGGTCTTGGAAGTAACACGAATATATTAATAGGAGGAATAATATGTGGAGGGATTTTTACGAATGCTTTAAGTTAATAGAGCTGAGGAAATTGTTAGAAAAAGGGACTGGAGAAGATATGAAAGAGAAAGAATGCACATGTCCGATACTCCGGGCGTTGGAAAGGAAAGGGCTTCGTTGGAATCACGAAAAGGAAGAGATAGAAGAAGCCAAGGAGCAACGATGGAGAGCGAAAAGAGGAGAAAGTTATTGCTATGTTAGAATTCCTTTAGATGAAATCTTCTTGAATGAAGAAAATTTTGATGAAACTGACAATTATTTATGGGAATCAGGCAATTATTTCCGCACAATAGATGAAGCCAAAAAATACGCTTACAAGTTCCGTTGGATGTTGAAAGAAAGAACTTTAGATAAGGAGGTGTGAATACGAGGCCGCAATGGACAACCGTATGGCCTTAGACCGCGCCCAAGGTTCGGCTACGGGACATATTGGTGACGGGATGAAGCCGGGGTTCGATTCCCCGGCCACCAACAAGAGGATCGTTCTTTGACTTATTGCGAACATCAGCCATGCCGGAATGGTGGCGAGCGAAAACGCGGAGAAACCACCCAAGCGGAAGGCCGGAAGAGATGGCGGTCAGCGGGATTTCACCTTATCCCATCAAGTATATCGCATTGGGGCGCGAGCACGCTACCGCCGAAACTCATGATACATATAGTCCACCGCAAAAGGCGCGATGCCGCCAATCGGATTGGCGCGGTGGAACAAGAACATAAAAAATAGTGTTATGGAAGAAAAGAAGTACATGTCCGATATGGAGTATTATAGGACTATGAGAAAGTATTATCGACGGACTATCATTTGTTCCTCAATAGCGATAACCATTTCGATAGTGTCGATTATTTTGTCTATTTTAAAAAAGAAAGGAGTGGTATGATGAAAGCTTTGAAAGTCGTAATATGCGTAATTTCATTTGTTACCGCATTGGTCTTTGCCGGAACATCCGACATGACCGAACAGGTAATATACACGATGCCGACGGAGACCTACCACGACATAAAGGAAACCCTAACGGTAAACGGGGATTCGCCAAGTGATTATGAAATAGCAATATTTTACCTTAAAAATAAAAGCCTATGACAGATTTATCAGAAATAAGTGACACGGTACAATATAACCGTATGCAAGCGGCAATGATGATAGGTGTAAGTTTAAGTACACTTAATAATTACACTAAGGCAGGAAGTATAACATGCCATTGGAGGCGCGCAAATGGACGCCCGTTTTATTATGGACGTGACCTGAAGAAATTCTTGAAATCAGAATTAGAAGTAAAATGACAAGATTAATATCAAGACTATTTCGATTTATAACCTATAAACGTACAAGATTATGAACAACAATGAAACATTAAATCAGGCACAAGCCATCCAGTCACTCAAATCCACGGAAGTGATACGCAACGACTACGTCCGCGGGCAGTTCATCTCCGTCTACAACGCCATCTGGAAAGAGGGTGGGGAAGCGGCATACGAACGCGAGGCCATGTACTTCAACAACCAACTCCGCGACAACGAACGCCTGCGTGCATGCACCGGCATGTCCGTCTTCTTTGCCTTCATCGACCTTGCCGTGCGCGGGCTCACGCTCGAACCGGGTTCGCAGTCATTGTGCTACCTCCTTCCCCGTAACTACTGTGTAGGCAAGAACCCACAGGGCAGCAACGTCTACGAGGCACGCTGCAACCTCACCATTTCCGGCTACGGCGAACTCGTGCTCCGTGCAAAAGCCGGGCAGATACTCCATGCCGACAACCCCGTGGTAGTCTATGAAGGCGATGAATTCGCTTTCGGAGAAAAGGAGGGCCGCAAGTACGTCAACTACTGCTGCCGCATCCCGCGCTCCTCCAACCGTATCATAGCCTGTTTCCTGAAAATTACCCGGCCGGACGGAACGGTCGACTACTCCGTCATGACGGAAGCCGACTGGAAACGCCTGTCCGACTTCTCCGGCAAGGCAAACCGTTATTGGGACAACACTGAAAAAAGATACGTGGAAAATCCCAACCAGCTTTACACCTCCGGCGACGGGCAGATTGACACCGGCTTCCTCAAGGCCAAGTGCATCAAGCACGCATTCAAGACCTATCCCAAGATAGCCATCGGAAAGGGCACGCAGCTCGAAAGCGACGTGGTCACGGACCCGCAGCCCGACTTCGACCCGTACGGGGGAATGGCAAGCGGCACGCCACAGCCCCGGCCGGAGGAAGAAAAGACATTCGCCCCGGCACCCGACATGTCCGCAGGGGTGACGATAGACCCGGCTGCAAACGGGAATAACGACGACACGTTCTGACCATGCCCCCGGAAGAATGTGTTTCATGCCCCAAGAGCCACAAAGGCATCAACGGGCTGCATTGTGACAAACTACACCGATATATCAACTATGCGGACACCGCACCGTGCCGTCCGCAACAAAACAAAAACAATATGGACAACAACGATTTGGCTATCATCAAGCCTGAAAACATGAAAGAAATAATGTTGGCCGCCCCCCAGTCCTATGAACTTAATAAAAAGTCGCGGGACAACTGCGTGGATTTCGGCCGGAACATTCTCGATATGATTAACCGGCAAGGCATGGACGACGGGCTCGACAGTCAGGCGGCCACATTTATCGAGAAAGCACGCCGTACCGTCAAGGCCATGAATGAACGCCGCTCCCCCGTGACCAAGCTGTTCGACCAGGTGCGCACGGCATTCACGACCATCGAAAACGACATCGACCCCTCCAAATCCGGCACCATTCCCCATCAGTTGCAGCAGATCCGCAACCAGTACGCGGCCAGAAAACGCGCCGAAGAGGAACAGCTCCGCCGGGAAGCCGAGGCACGCCGTAAGGCGGAAGAAGCACGCCAAAGGTTCCGGCAGGACGTGGAGGACGATTTCAAGAGGCAATTCCAACAGCTTGTGAATGAAAACATCGACAAGTTGACCGCAACAGACAACAATGTCACGCTTGACACCTATGAACAGTCCCTTGCATTCATCAAGGGATTCGACAAAGAGCTTCCTTCCGGCTGGCTTGCCAATCTAAAATCTTGTGCCCGCATACCTGTGGGCATGGATATTTCCGAAGTGAAAGCTGTGGAAGATGACACTAAACAACGGCTTGGCAAACAATTCTCCGAGCAGTATGCTTTCGAGGTGGGTCAGACGGCGGATTATATTCTCGACCGCCTGCCCTCCAAGAAAGCCAACTTGGAAAAGATAGTGCAAGCCAATGCCGAAGAAGCAGCACGCATCAAGGCGGAAATGGAAGCACGTCAAAAATCCGAGGCACAGCGTATTGAAGCGGAACGTGCCGCACGCGAGGCCGAAGAAAGACGCAAGGCTGAAATGGAACGGAAAGCCGCTGAAATGACATCACTGTTCGACAGCCAGGCCGTTGCAGCCGCTTATGCCCCTAAAACGAAAGTCACAAAGAAAATCAACCTGCTCAACCCCGAGGGCATCATGCCCATACTTTCCTTGTGGTGGAGCAAAGAGGGCTGCACGCTCTCTGTGGATGAACTTACCAAAATGTTCAAGAAGCAAATCGCATTTTGCGAGAAACTCGCCAACAAGGAAGACTTGACAATCAATGATGAAAGCGTTGAATACGTGGACGAAGTTAAAGCCAAATAATCATGAACCACAATCCCGATGAATACTACAATCGTACGGAAGTCTCGAACTCCGACCTCACAGCCCTTCGGGACATACTGCATCCCCGGCAGCAGTTCGGCGACCGTGAGGCGGCGTTCCGCTTCGGCACGCTGGTCGATGCCCTCATCACCGAACCGTCCCGTGTGGACTACTACCGCTTCACCGTGGACGACGTGCAATATGCCGAAGATGAGTTCCGCCACGCATACGAAATGCAACGTTCCCTCCGCATGGAGGCGCGCCGGGATGCCTTCCTCTCAAAGGTTCTCGAACTGGCCGACACGCAACGCTTCATGGTGAACCATGCCCAGCAGTTCGCTTACCTGGAATATCCCTTCTGCCTTGACACCCGTTGCAAGTGGGACTGGTATCTGCCGGCCTTCGGCTTTGGCGGCGACTTGAAAACCACCTTTGCCAGCTCGCAGCAGGAGTTTGACGAAGCGGTCGACTTCTTCGACTGGGACCGTAGCCGGGCATGGTACATGGACATCGCCCGCAGCGACCGCGATTTCATCTACGCCATAAGCAAAAAGAACTGCAAGGTGTTCAAGAAGTTCATCAGCCGTGACGATGAGATATACAACCGTGGCCGGGAGAAGTATGAGGAGCTGGCCTTCCAGTGGTGGCTGTTAACCCCTAAAAACATAGCGTGATATGGACATCTATTTCCGTGTGCCTCCCTATGGCCTTGTACCGCTCTATGAGAGCGATTACGACCTGAAGGACTTACTCGAAGAAGTTGAAAAATTCAAATAACCTGAAAATTATGGAAAGAGCAGGAATATATTTCTACATGCGCCGCGGACGCACATTCCGCATCTACCGCCGGTACGACAACGAAGATGGAACAAGCGGAACCGCCGCACCCGTAGCCGGAGAACACATCTTCTACACCCAACAGGATGCCCGGAACCGTGTGTGCGAACTCAACGGATGGAGGCCAAAGAAATGACTGCGGATTTAAAACACCATCTCCGCGTCGAGCCTTACCCTTACCAACGAGAGGGTATCGCCTACGGCTTGGACAAGAAACGCCTCATTATTGGTGACGAACCGGGCTTGGGCAAAACCCTGCAAAGCATCGGTATTGTAGACACGGCAGACGCATACCCCTGCCTTGTCATCTGCCCCTCCTCGCTCAAGATAAACTGGCAGCGTGAGTTCGAAAAGTTCACCGACAAAAAGGCACTCGTTCTCGACAACTCCACACGGACTACATGGCCGTATCTCCTGAAAATGGGGATGTTCCATGTGGCTGTGGTAAATTACGAGAGCCTGCGTAAGTTCTTTGTATGGGACATCAAGGGCGGCAAGTCCTTCCGCCTCAAAGACGTGGTATTCTGTCCGCAGATAAAGATGTTCCGAAGCATCATCATCGACGAAAGCCACCGTGTCAAAGACCCCTCCGCCCAGCAGGCCATCTTTACCAAAGGGCTGTCCGTGGGCAAGGAATGGATAATCCTGTTGTCCGGAACGCCGGTGGTCAACCGTCCGGCCGACCTCATCTCCCAACTGTCTATTATGGGGCGTCTCGTGTCCGATTTCGGAGGCCGTTCCGCTTTCCTTCAGCGATATGGCGGTGGCGATGGCAAGAGGGAGAACAAACCACGCAGGTTTGCCCGTACGGAAGAGGAGAAGATTCAGCAACAGATTGAACGGGAAAAAGAGGAAGAAGAAAAACGTCCCCGTAATCTCGGCGAGCTTTCGGCCCGCCTCTACGGCACCTGCATGATACGCCGTGAGAAAGCAAAGGTCCTGTCCCAACTGCCCGACAAGACCCGCATCGACCTCTACGTCGAAATCTCCAACAGTGCAGAATACAATCTGGCAGCTTCCGACCTTGCCTCCTATCTGCAAGCCTATACCCAATGTACCGATTGGGAGATACGTCGCAAGATGCGTATGGAGGCTTTGGTCCGCTTTATGACATTGCGCCAGCTTGCAACGCTCGGCAAGGTAGCACAGGCCGTGGATTTCATCCGCACGTTCCTCGAAAACGGCAAGAAACTCATTGTCTTCTGCTCGCTCCATGAGGTTGTCGACCAACTGCTGAAGTCCTTCCCCAAAGCGGTTACAGTCACCGGGCGCGACACGGCGGCAAACAAACAGGCATCCGTCGATGCCTTCCAGAACAATCCCGATGTGCAGTTGATAATCTGCTCCATCAAGGCGGCCGGTGTAGGCCTTACGCTCACGGCTTCCTCCAATGTGGCTTTCATCGAATTGGCCTGGACGTATGCCGACTGTTGCCAGTGCGAAGACCGTGCCCACCGCATAGGGCAGAAGGACAATGTGACGTGCTACTACCTGCTTGGCAGGGGGACAATAGACCAGACCGTCTACTCTCTCATTCATCGTAAGAAGTCCATTGCCGCCGAGATAATGAACGCTGACGATGACATACCTACTGATGAAATGTATTTTAATGAATTGGTATCAATATTCTTAACAAACAGGAATTATGGAAGTGTGCAAGACTGACATGCGAACGGTTATCAAGTATTTGGATGACGCCGAAAAGCTATATGGAAGCCAGCCGGGACAGCGTTCCATTTGCCGGGCATGGGCAATACGAAGATTGATTAGAAAACTGAATAAAAAACTTTCAAAACATGAAGAAAATGACGAAACAAGAAATCATTGAGCAAATCACGGAGCAAACAGACTTGCGACGCTCCGAAGCCAAAAAGGCTGTCGAAAGCATGATGGACATTCTCTCACAGGCTTTCGCAAAAGGCAATAACGTGTACCTCCGTGGATTCGGCACTTTTATGGTACGGCAAGCCAAGGAGAAGAAGGCGCGTATTGTCGCCACGGGGGAGGAATGTATTGTTCCGTCCCACCGTACCGTGAGATTCAAACCCTGTATCGAACTTAAAAACAAATTGAAATGAGACTGTTTGAATGTGGCATCCGCTACGAAAAGACGTTGGAAAACGGGATGCAAAAGAAAGTGACGGAATTGTATATCGTAGACGCCCTGTCATTCACAGAAGCAGAAATGCGTATCAGTGCAAATATGAAACTTTTTATCAGTGGTGAGTTTGAGGTGGTTTCCGAGAAAATCACCAAATACTCCGAACTGGTGGAAACAGCCGACGGTGACAAGTGGTACAAGGCCAAAGTAAATTTCATCACGCTCGATGAAAAAAGCGGGGTGGAGAAGAAACAGGCTTTCTTCTACCTTATACAAGCAAAGGACATTGACCACGCACGTAAGCGTCTCAATGAATACATGAAAGGGTCCATGGCCGACTGGGAGTGCGAGGCTTTACAGGAAACAAAGATTATGGACGTGTTCGCCTACAAGGTGGAAGAGCAAAAGGGCAGGGAGGAAGATTTGGAGAAGATATGCGCAAACCCCGGAATCCAGAAAGCCGCAAAAAGGTTCATCGACAGCATACCCGATGGCCAGAAGGTGACAATCAGTTCGCCCGGATGCGAAGATGTAGTCATAGATAAAACACACGGCCATGAAGAAGATGACGCTTGACGAACTGTTGGCCGCAGCAAACAAGCCATCTGCAAGGAGGAACAAAAGGGGCGTAATGCCCCAGGAACACCGCTTGCAGGTGGCCTGTGTGCAGTGGTTCAACCTCAAATACCCCCATTTGAAGGGACGGCTTTTCGCTGTCCCCAACGGCGGCCGGCGCGATGCAGTGACCGGCGCGATGCTGAAAGACGAAGGCGTGGTGGCCGGAGTGTCCGATCTCGTCCTTCTGAAAAGGAACCGGTGTTTTGGCGCGTTGCTCATCGAAATGAAGACACTCAAAGGCCGTCAAAGGGACAGCCAGCGTTGGTGGCAGTCGGTCATTACCGAAAACGATGAATACAAATACGTGGTATGCCGCTCCTTTGACGGATTCATCCGCGAAGTGGAGCAGTACCTGAACGACACAGAATGATATGGACAAGAGGGAAAACAACTATTTCAGCCATGACAGTAATGCACGAAACAGCGACAAGCTCATTCGGCTGCGCATGCGCCACAGGGCCGCCGGTTACGGTGTCTATTTCATGATCCTTGAACGGCTGAGGGAAGAGCCGGGTTACATGAGTGCCAAAGATTATAATATGATAGCCTTTGACCTTCGTGTGGATGCCTCCCTGATAAAATCCGTGGTAGAGGATTTCGGGTTATTTGTCTTTACCGAAGACGGTAAGTACTTCTACTCCGAAAGTTTCAACCGGAGAATGGCCATAAAGGATGAAAAGGCGAAAAAGCAATCCGAAGCCGGGCGTAAGGCTATGGAAAAGAGGTGGAAAAAGGATTCTGGGAAAAGAGAAGACGATAACCTGCTTATAAGTAACTTATCCGAAAACGATAACCTACTTATAAGTAAGCCATCCGAAAATGATAACAAGGAAAGTAAAGAAAAGGAAAGTAAAGTATATAATACACAAAAAGACAAAGAAACAAACACGCGCGAAGAGCCTGAAATGTCCGTGGAGGAAAAATGCCACATGACCTTCAAGTACTTCAACGACATGACCGTCTACTACAACAGTGCCATCAAGCCCGTGAAAGTGCTCACCGGGGAGCGCATGAGGAAGCTCGAAGAGGTCGTCCGCCGCTACGACCGCAACCAGATAGCTTCCGCCATACGTAACGCCATGAACAGCGATTTCCTCAACGGGCGCACGTCCCGGCGCAAGCTCCCCGCCGATTTCGATTGGATATTCGAAGAACGCAATTTCACAAAAATATTTGAAGGAAGTATATGAACCACAATTCTAAAAATCATTGGACGCCGGCCGAACTTCATTTCCTGGAAAAGAACTACGGCTTCATGCCCACACACGATATTGCCGTGTATTTGTCCCGGCATTCACTCAGTTCCATCTACCAGAAGGCATCCGCTTACGGCCTGACACAGAAATATCCGGAAGCCAAAGAATACCATTCCCCAAAATTCCGTAACATGACTGTCATGGAACAAGCTTATGAGATGGGGATGTCGTATTCGGCCGTGTGGGCTAACCGCAGGAAAAAAGTGGTATGACAATTTATTTTGAATAAGAAAATGATAGAATTATGCCAATAAGTGAAGTATATAACACGGACTGTATGGAATACATGAAATCTATTCCTGACAAGTTCTTTGACCTAGCCATCGTTGATCCTCCTTATGGGATTAATGCCCCGAATATGAATATGGGTACCAACATGAACCGTAAACATGGAGGTTATAATGGTGAAAGCGTTGCGCAGAGATTGAAGAAGGGACGTTTGAATAGGGGTGCCGGAAAGTTAAAAAGCCGGGCATTAAACATGATGTCATGTGATTGGGATTTTTCTCCCCCTTCCAAAGAGTATTTTGACGAATTGTTCAGGGTCAGCCGGAACCAGATAATATGGGGAGGCAATTACTTCAATTTACCACCGAGCCGTGGAATTGTCTGTTGGGATAAGATGCAACCGTGGGAAAACTTCTCCCAAGTTGAATTGGCATGGACATCTTTCGATTGTCCGGCTTCCCTCATCCGTCTATCCAATACTGGTGGAGCTAACAAAGAAACAAAGATTCATCCGACACAGAAGCCAGTTGCATTATATCACTTCTTGCTGAAAAAGTTCGTTCGTTCCGGTAATAGGCTCCTCGACACTCATTTGGGTAGCGGGAGCAGCCGGATAGCCGCTTACAAAATGGGTTTTGATTTCTGGGGAACCGAGATAGACAAAGAATATTTCGATGCGCAGGAAAAACGCTTTCGAGAAGAATGTCTGGGCGAAGTGAGACTGAAAAACGGCGATGTATATGTACAAAAAGAACTGTTTGAATTATGAAGAATATATTTACTATTGCTTATTCAGAAGAAGAAGCAAACGAAATAGGACACTTTATAATGAGTAAAGGTTATGAAGGTGTACAGAATGACAGTTATAGATATTGTAAGGAGAAAATTTGGTGGACATTTAAACAAGCTAAAAAACATCATATTGATTTTATTTATGTTGGTGTAACTTCTTATCAGTTGGTTATATCCCGTACAAAACGAGGACTTAGACGCAAAGGATTTAAATATGTTGAGAAAAAACGAATGTTTTATAAGTTGTTAAGTAAGTGCTATGAATTATGAATTTAGATAAAAAGATAGACTATTCCATTGCCTTGTTGCGCAAGGCTGAATCCATGTCCTTGCGTTTAGACCCCGAAAATGGGTTCTATTTGGCTTTCTCCGGTGGAAAGGATAGTCAAGCCCTTTACCACATCGCGCAAATGGCCGGTGTGAAGTTTAAAGCACACATGAATCTGACCAGCGTAGACCCTCCGGAGGTCATACGTTTCGTCAGGCGGCAATATCCGAACGTGGAACTTATCAAACCAAAGATGAGTATTTACGAAATGGCAAAAAAGAAACATATATTGCCCACAAGGACTTTACGTTGGTGTTGTGCCGAATATAAGGAGTTTTCAGGTTCCGGAAAAGTAACCCTGATAGGCATACGCAAGCAGGAAAGCGAAAGGAGGGCCAAACGGAATGAAGTCGAACTGGCCGGCCATAAGTTCAGCGGCACATTCGACCAGTGGGAAGAACACGAAGAAACAATGGTGACTTGTGTAGGAGGAAGGGACAAGATATTAGTTTCACCCATCATCTACTGGACGGAGCGTGATGTGTGGCAGTTCTTAAATGATGTAGTAAAAGTACCGCATTGCAAACTATACAATAAAGATAAGGCGCATAAATATAATGTTGAGTTTGGAATTGGTTCCACGACTTCAAGATACGAAAATGTATTCGATTGTATAATCGAAACTATTGGCTGGCTCATCCTAAACGGACACTTCAACAAGGAATACTTAAACGACAATCCATGAATGAAGACACAATAACATTAATAGTCTGCCTGATTGTGATTTTCGCTTCCTTATGGTACACTATCAGGAACAATGGCGAGGATGACGGGCGAATTTGGGGAGGAGGTTTTGCAAATATCCAATAGGTAAGGATATGTAAAAATATCCTCATTTTCTTTCTATATGCTTGCGCATATAGGAAAAATGGAGATTTTTATGTAAGTTTGTACTGAAATATAAAAATAATATTCGTATGAAAGTAAATGAAGTATATGGCGTTTCTAATCAAATGATAGAAACTTATATTGAAAGAGAAAAAGTAGATTCTCTTTTTCTTGATGGTCTTCAACGAAGAAAACACATTATTGTTTATGGCGCATCTAAACAAGGTAAAACATCTTTAACGAATAAACATCTGAAAGAAACTGATTATGTAAAGATAAATTGTTCTACAGGAACGACGATAATTGATATTTACAAATCAATACTTAGACAGTTAAATGTGGAAATATTAAATTCCAAAGAAGAAAACAATACCGTTAACGGAGAGTTGAAAGTCGAAGTTAAGGCTAAATTGAAGGTTCCTTTAATAGGGGGAATTGAAACGTCTGGAGGAGTTGGAACCGGTGGAAAAAAGGAATATAAAAATCTTTATAAAACCGTTGAGTACAATTTGACTTTGGCTCAAGACATATCAGAATTACTCATTTCCTTAAATTTCTCTAAACGTATCATATTAGAAAATTTTCATTATCTCCAAGAAGAAGTTCAGCAACAATTAGCATTCGATTTAAGAATATTTGAAGATTATAATATACTTTTCATCATTCTTGGAATATGGAGAGAAAGAAATCGTCTAAGCCAATATAATGGTGATTTGGTAGATCGGGTTATTGAAATACCTGTTGAACCATGGGAAGCAGGTGATTTAAGAAGGATTGTCAATATTGGGATGCCTCTGTTGAATGCATCTTTTGAACATGTGGTTGATGACATCATATCATCTTGTTTTGACAGTGTTGGGGTTTTTCAAGAAATTTGCAAAGAATCCTGTTATGCAGCAGGCGTAACAGAAACATCTAAAAATTTAACATACATAACAAAAGATAATGTGCAAACAGCCATCACAAAAAAACTTGGAGATTATTCAAGTAGACATATCCGCTGTTTAGAAAGTTTTATAGAACAAGTTGCAAAAAGTTCTGATGAAATACCTCTGTATATTCCTTACTACTTCATAAAAGTACTATTAAATGAGCCATTTAATGAAATAAATAAAGGTCTCAAAAGAAAATATCTTCATGAAAAAATAAAAGAAATTCATCATAGGGCCAATGACGTAAGGGCTTCAGATATGGGATATTTTCTCAAAACTTTAGTTCAAAATCAATTAAAAAAAAGAATATCACCACCTATTTTTGATTACGATTTGAGTACAAGGTCTGTAAAAATTATAGACTCAACTTTTTATTTCTTTCTTAAAAATTGTGACAGGAAAGAAATTTTGGATGAACTTTCTACCCCTCAAGGAATAACGCAACAAGAAAAGTAGTCCACAAACTATTTTGATTAGTTTTCATGCCCGACACCTCACCGTGCCGGGCTTTTTGTTTCACCATAATTTGAATGAACATGAACTTGAACGAACTGAGAGACCGTGCCTACAAGACCGCCTGCGAACACGGTTGGCACGAAGAAGAATACAGTAACGAACACTTTTTATGCTTGGTCATATCCGAACTGATGGAAGCCGTGGAATCTGATAGGAAAAGAATGCACGCATTCAGGACACCATTTGAAGATTTTATATGTCGTTTCACAACAGACCCGGAGCATGCTTACAAGGTCGCTTTTGACGAATACATCAAAGATTCCGTTGAAGACGAGCTTGCCGATGCGGTGATACGTCTGCTTGACTTGGCAGGATTGAGAGGTATAGACATGAACGACAGATTCATCATTGCGTACATCGTATCAAGTAAAAAGACATTCACGGAAAACATTTATGCCATATTAAAGGATATAGTAAACTACCGCTATTCTTTTGAAGAATGTCTAAACTATTCTATTCGGCAAATCATTGAACTCGCAAGAATGAAAGGAATAGACCTCGCTTGGTTCATCGAGCAGAAGATGCGATACAACGAACTTAGGAGTTTTAGACACGGAAATAAAAAGTATTGAAAATGAAAAAGATAATGTTTAATGACAAATACGGCTTGACACAAGCTGTATTGGAAGGAAGAAAGACGCAGACAAGAAGGATAATAACTATCCCTAAAAACATACAAAGACAGATTGTTGGAGAACCTAAAATCACAGGGGCAAAAGACTATCGTTTAGGTGTTGAGGTTCTCATTTATGATGAGGAAGACGATGATTTTGTACCGATGTATGTTGAACCGGTATACTTAGTTAATGAAGGCGTTGCCATTGCTCAAAGCTACGGAGTAATAAGCGATAATATATCCCACAATCCGAGCGTACAGAAAGCTCAGTTTTATTGCAATGTAATGAAAACTTGTTATCCTAAAGAAGAAATTCCGAGAGATAAAGAAGATATAGCTGGATGGAGCAATAAAATGTTTGTCAAATCTAAATTAATGCCGCACCAGATACGCATAACCAAAGTAAGAATACAGAGATTACAGGATATATCCGATGTTGATTGTATGGCAGAGGGGATTAATTACTATGAGCAAGAAGGTTTTTCTTGGTGTTCAACAGGGGAATTATTTGATACACCCCGTGAAGCCTACGCTGCTTTGATAGACAAGATAAGCGGCAAAGGCACATGGGAAAGCAATCCTTATGTGTGGGTATATGAGTTTGAATTAGTAAAATGGGTATGAAAGCAAGAATAAAATCAAACGGGCATATAGTGAATGTCCACGAAACGGGAGAGCGCGTGATTAGTAAAAACGGTATCGAACGAGTATATATAAACGATGATTGCAGTGGAATTTACTATTCCCAGTCGGAACTTGAATTTTTACAAACCAATGACGAAGACACCATTGACTGGAATCAAGTCCGCATACAGGCGGCCATAGCGGCCATGCAAGGAATACTAAGCGATGAAGAAGAAGTTGGTTATGCTTGTTCCGAAGCAACATATAAAGAGAACGAGAAACATACAATACCTGTAGCTGTTGCTCGATTTGCGGCTGCTTGTGCCGACGCCTTGATTATCGAACTAAAAAAGAAAGGAGGAAAATATGAAGAATAAAATCATAGCAGGAACCATAGCCGTTTTGTTCCTACCCGCATCCGTTGCCTTTTTTGGGCTTCTTAATGAGTACTTTTTATTTCGGGTCATATTCATAACAGTGTTGTGGATAGCCTTGATGATTTCGATATACAAGTTGGTCAAGTATGAGATTGACATCTATTACAAAAGAGATGATAATTAACAAGTGATTGTATTATAATTATTTATACTGAAAATATAATTATATAATAATTGTTTTTGTATATTTGTAGATGATATTTTTTTGTTATGAGCAAAATCAGTTTAATTCAAACAGAAATGATTCCGTTATCTGATATTGAACAAAATCATGGTCAGATAGATGGACTTCCAGCAAACCCGAGGATTATACGTAATGAGAAATTTGAAAAATTAAAAAAGTCCATCGTAGATAATCCTGAGATGCTTTCACTGAGGGAACTTTTAGTGTACAAGCATGGTGGGAAATATGTCACCATTGGTGGAAACATGAGGTTGATTGCCTTACAAGATTTGCAATATGAAAAAGCCCCTTGTAAAGTCATCCCACAAAATGTAACAATAGGGCAACTAAAAGCATACGTCATGAAAGACAATGCACCTTATGGAGAGTGGGATTATGATATGCTTGCCAATGAGTGGGATACCGAACAGCTCAAAGATTGGGGTGTGGATCTGCCGGAAGATTGGGGTGTTTCCCCGGATGATTTCGGGGACAGTTTCTCTTTGCCGAGTGGGGAGAAATCGCCGTTTCAACAAATGACATTCACATTTGCCGATGAACAAGCTGACATGATACGGCAGGCAATAGACGAAATCAAACAAACAGATTCATACAAGTATACGGAAACATTCGGAAATGAAAATGCGAATGGAAACGCTTTATCTTTAATCGTAAGGCAATGGGCAGAGCAAAAGAAATAGTTGTAAAGGTTATAACAAGCAGTATAGCTAATCCTTTTATGAGGAAACACCATTATTCGGGTAAGGTCGTAAACAATAGTTGTTTGCATTTCGGATGTTTTCTTGACGGTAAATTACACGGAGTGCTTTCATTTGGACCGTCCTTGGATAAGAAAAAGATAATTCAGATTGTTGATGGTACAAGTTGGAATGAATTTCTTGAATTAAATCGGATGGCTTTCGATGATTATTTGCCACGAAATTCTGAAAGCTATTGTATCGGGAAAACATTACGGATGATTAAAAAGAATGCGCCGCAGATTAAATGGGTAATATCTTTTGCCGATGGCTGTTCTTGTGGCGATGGGACGATTTATCGCGCTTCTAATTTTGTACTTACAGGAATAAAAGAGAATTTCAATTTGTGTGTCCTTCCGAATGGTGAGAAGATACATAAAATGACATTAGAAAGTAATCCAACTACACCAAGGAAAGAATTAAATGGAAAGTCTTATTATAATATTACGGGTGGTAGATTCAATTTCAAACGGTATGTTGAAGCGGTAAATGGTCAGATTTTATCGGGTTTTCAACTTCGTTACATCTATTTTATTGATAAATCATACCGCAAGCGTTTAACAGTCCCGGAAATACCGTTTTCTAAAATAGATGAGTTGGGAGCGGGTATGTACAAAGGAGAAAAAGTTACACTGGCTGAAAGGCACGCTATAAAAACGGAGGAACATGGCTAAGTATAACAAGGAAATGATGCAATGCTGCGCCGATTGGGTACGTGAAAACGGGCTTATGGAGTATGGAGGGGCTAAGTTGATGGACTTCTGCAAAGCCATGGGTATTGACAATGTAACCTATTATAACTGGATGGCGAAATCAGAGTTTTCAGAAGCAATAAAAAAAGCAAAGGAAAAGTTTAAGGATTCGCTTGAAACGGACATCGTGAAGTCGCTCGCCAACGCTGCCAAAGGGTACGAGTATACGCAGACACAGACGGAATACAAGGATGTAAATGGCTCACCTAAAATCGTGAAGCAAACGAAGAAGAACATTCGTGTGGAGCCGAATGTCGGGGCTGCTATATTCTTGATAACTAACATAGCACCGGAAAGATGGAAAAACCGTCAAGATTCTAAAGTTGAGCATACTGGCGAAGTAAGTACGGGATTGAATATCACTGTATCCAATGATGAAACAGCGGAATTATTGAAAAAGCTTAAAGACAAGTAGTATATGATTGTGACCAAAGTATATGAAAAGAGCTTGTCGGCCTACGTGAATAACGCCAGAATAATAGCCAATAAAGGAGGGACACGATCGGGAAAAACATACTCGGTTATGTCTCTTTTGTTAACTATCATTTTGGTGGGTGCAAAGAAGAGAGTGATAGACATAATCTCTGAATCAATTCCGCACCTAAAACGTGGTGCCATCCAAGACCTGACTAACATAATGGATGCGGAAGGGATGGTAGAAGGAATAGACTACGAATCCAACCAAACGGACAAGACTTATACGTTCAAATCAGGGTCACAAATACGTTTCTATTCCGCTGATGATTGGGGAAAGGTGAAAGGAGCCGGGCGAGACATCCTTTTCATCAATGAGTGTAATCGTATTCCTTATGAAGTATTCCGGCAGTTAAGCGTGCGTACCCGTGAGTGTATTTTTCTCGATTGGAATCCAGACAGTGAATTTTGGTATGAATTGAAAGGAATATCAATCAGAACCAACACGGTGGAGATTCACTCAACCTACAAAGACAATCCATTTATTACAGAAGAACAGATTGCAGAAATAGAAAGCAATAAAGATGATGAAAACTGGTGGAAGGTTTACGGACTTGGATTGACCGGCCGACCACAAGGAGTTGTCTACACAAGATGGAAGCAAGTTCCGGAAATACCTGTAGAAGCTCAATTGGTAGCAAGGGGACTTGACTTCGGTTTTACCGTAGACCCAACCGGAATTGTTGATGTGTACAAGTTAAATGGTGAGTTATGGTTTGATGAACTTTGTTACATGCGTGGAATGACAAATGACAAGATAGCTGATAAACTCCGTGGGCTTCCCGGGTCAACTGTTGCGGATAGTGCGGAACAAAAAAGTATCACAGAAATATACAATTACGGTATCAGGAGGATAGAACCAGCAGAAAAGGGCGCGGATTCTGTACGTAACGGTATCCAGATTCTTCAAAGGTACAACCTAAACATAACAAGCCGGAGCCTGAACCTGATTTATGAGATACGAAACTACAAGTGGAAAGAAAATAAAATGACGGGTGAGTTCTTGAATGAGCCTATCGACAAGTTTAACCACCTTTTAGATGCGGTTAGGTATGTAGCTCTAAACTATTTGAAAGAAAAGAGACCAATTAGGCGACCGCGTTCAAGGTATATTGAAACATGATATGACAGTACGTGAATTTTTGCATATAAGCGAGTTTATTACCGATTATGATAACCTTATCAGAATAGCAAAAGAAATCAAACCATCGCAATTTGTGTGTGGTGTGAGCATGCCTGACACGATTAATGATATTACGATGGGAAAACTCATGGAGTTACAATCAATTTCCAATGATGCGGATTTTCTTATATTGCCTTGTAAAATCCTTTTGGGGGTCAGTGAAGAAACCATATTAAACGAAGATGTTCAGGCCGTCCTATCATTTTCTTTCTGGGTTTCAAAAGAAGTGGAACGGGTTAATAAGCTGTTTTCAAAAGCAAGCGTTACCCCTACACCTGAAGAACAACAAGCCGGTATTGAGAATTTGAAGTTTGGAATGTTTGGCTTGTTGGACTATTACGCCACACGCATGCACATACCCGACCATGGGGATGTTGAAAAGGTTCCATGGATTCGAGTGTACAAGTGTCTTGACATGGATACAAGGCGAATGAAGTTTGAAAGGAGATTACGTAACGTCATAACGAAGAAAAAGAAATGAAAGAAGAAAGCAAATACAGAAGGCCGGATGGTTTTCAATCCATAGAGGATAAAATAAGGCTTGTGGCAAGTGAAATGAAATGTGTGCAATACATATTTGAGAACTGGCAAACGGCAAATGTGAAGCTTGACAGCACGGCATTACCGGCCATGCTCAACGTCCTTCCGGCAAGCGGGGTTATGAAGTTTGGCCAACAACAAATCAAAGACTATCCTAATTGCTTGTTTGCTTTCATGGACAAGGTTGATTTTGATTTCGAAGGGGAAGAATCAGACATCGTGGTGGAACGGTGCAAGGCATACGCACAAGAATTTATAATGCGAATCAATAAATCAGGATTGTTTGAACCCGTCTATGGGGAAATCCCGTATTCCATCTTTTATGACAAGCTTGATGTAAATGTGGCCGGTATCACTATTGAAGTACAATTGAAAGAGGTAAAAGGCTTAGTTATTTGCCCTACCAAAAATATAGAGGAAGTGATTTATGGAAATGACAGTAACCCGTGCGGATGTACAGAAAATAGTCGGTGACGAACTTGGATCACTACGCTCCCGAATCATAGCCAACCATGTAGCCGCAAAACAAGTAGCAAGCGGACGCACGAAATCCAGTATCAAAGTTGAACTTACGGAAAACGGTGGAATATTATGGGGAAGATTCCCTTTTGGGACTCTGGAAACGGGACGGCGTGCAGGTAGGACACCCCACAACTTTACCGGCATAATCCGGCAATGGATTATAGACAAAGGTATATCTGTGCCACCAATACAATATATACGGAAGCCATCGGAACGATGGAAGCCTAAATATACGCCAAAAGAAAGGGGGGTGATGAGCATGGCCGGTGCAATAGCCCACAAGATAAAAACAGAAGGGACTAAGTTATATCGTGAAGGTGGGAGAAATGATATTTACTCACCGGAAATAGAAAAAACTGTGAATAGCATTACTTCGAGAGTAGGTTTGTTATTTGAGCAGGAAGTTGAACACATAAACTTAAATACAAAAAATGAGGACGGACATAATAAGTGACGGATGGGGAATTTCCTATCCTGATGCCATTTCATTTGCATTCAACCGCAATTTGATTAGGATTCAAGGAGGAACAGACGACGAAGTAACTGTTACGGTTCAAAGGGAAAGCGTTTCTTATCAAGATAAAAGGGAAACGATTGGCGGTTATGTACAATTTGACATAAGCGAATACCTCCGTTTATTCTTCCCGATCAAAGAAACAGAACTGGTTCCAAGTTTGGACATTGAGGTACATGTAAGCCTCGGCAAAGGAGGCGATTTTAATTTCATCATGACATGTATTTGGGGAGCTATAAATATCGGCGACACGTTCAATTCCGGACGGAAAGTTGTATGGTTCAAAAACTATCCTCAAACAGTCAGCTTTTATTCTTCTGACAACGCGGTACAAGCCCAAAGCGACAATGAACCGCTTAAAGGGATTGATGTAACACCCGGCATTGTGCATTTGGATTTGAATAGTACTTTTCCCAAAGCACAAGACCATGCTACGATATTGTTAATGGAAGAGTACAAGGCAATTTTTGACTATACTTTTGATTATACCTTCACTTCTATAACTGATGATCTGGTTTTGAACATTGAAATAAATAACGCGGATTGTGGGGTTTTTATCAGGTGGATAGACCGGCATGGTTTTTATCAATATTGGCTCTTTAAGCCAGGTGACATTTCATATAAGGTATCTGACATTGGGGAAGAATCGGAAGTAATTTCTACGGCCTTTCTGGATGTGTATGGAATAACCCGTGTCCAAGGTAAAGAAACCCACAAAACAATTAAGGCATGCGCTCCATTGGTAGACAAAGACACGTTTAAGATGTTACTCGGTCTACTTTCATCACCACTTCCTTCATTGTGGGATGGGGAGGAATGGATTCCAATCCATATATCAGAGGGGACTTCTACCCAGTCCACTTCTGATTTACAGGATTTCGAGATACAGATAGAAATGCCAGAACTTATAACACAAAAGCTATGATAGATGAACTTTATATAAACAACCAACGTGTAGACATGTCTGAAAGTGGTATAAACCTTACTTTCCGAAGTAACTTGCTGTCGGATATAAGCAAGATAGTCAGTAATTACAGTTATACCATCAAGTTACCAAAAACGGCCAATAATTTGCGAATTATCAGCGGAGCGGTATTCCCGAGCAGTGAAAGCAGCTTCCCTTATCTTGTACATGCCGGACGGGTTTTGCGTGACGGGATTGTGATAGTAGGGGATGCTGATGTTTTCCTGTTGGCCAACGATGAAGAACAGTTGGAAATATGCCTGAACTGGAATGGGCTATATGGATTTGAAAGCATAAAAGAAAAGAATTTGCGTGATTTGCCGTATTCAATAGACGTTGATTATCTCCCATGGGCTGCATTTAGCAGCAAGACGCAACCGGAGGTAGATTATGGAGACGCAACGGTATATCTGAACCCTGTAATTAATTTAGGGTGGATATTAAGACGAATAGAACAACAAAGCGGAATAAAATTTATTTATCCTGATGAAAAATATAGTTTAATAAATGATGAGCTTGTTATCCCTTTGATAACAAGAAATGGGTCTGAGGAATACACAAACCAATTTAAGGGAAAAATTGATTTTGCTGTTTATAACGAAAAAGAGGAAACCTCAGCCATTCTTCACATTGATAGTAACTATAATACAGATTACGGCTTCTTGTCCGGCCAAACTGAAGAATTGTTTACCACCTATGTTCCAAAAGTCAACGGTTCCGCACTTCGTTTAAGCGGTACATTGAAAATCGTACTAAATACTTCAACCCAACCAAGCAATATCCGAAAAATGAATTTATCATTATGCCGGAAAGACGACCCGTCTTCCATGGCTTTGTCCGTTTATCCGGATTCGATAAGCCGATATGGTGCACTCTTTGCTCTGGATTATGTACTACGGAATGTGGAAAGTGACATGTTAGGAAGAGATGTGCCATATCAGTTCCGAATTATGAATCTTGGTGCCTATAACATAACAAGAGTGGATGGCTCTTTTGATATAACCCCGTTCGACAAGGAGGTACAACCCGGTAGCAAATTGTTTATAGTGCCCAATTTGCCGGACATGAAACAGGTTGATTTCCTAAAGGGGGTATTCCAGATGCTTGGCCTTTTTGTCATAGCGTCAGGCAAAGGACAAATTACAGTAGCCTCTTTCAATGACTTGCACAAAAACAAAAAGAACGCCTATGACTGGAGCGAAAAGGTGTGTTCAAAGTTACCTGTTTTCGGACGTACAACGTACAAACTCGATGATGTGGCGAGAAACAACCTTTTCAAATACAAAGAAGATGATACCGTTTATGGGGATTATAGTGCAAACATACAAGTGGACAACAAAACGTTGGAATACGAACGTGAGGCCGTAACTTTACCTTTTGCAGCCAGTGACCAACGGGGCGGGCTTGCTTATATCCCGATAAACATATACAACAATGACGGTAGCGGTGAGTACCGAATCGTGGAACCAAGGATCATAAGGCGTATTTTGGACGGGGGTACATACAAAGGGACATTTACCGGGCTTGAATGGCCGTCTTTGATAGAAAAATATTATAACGGGTACGAAAAACTATTAGACAAGTCTAAAGTTCTCGAAATTGTTGTGAAGTTGTCTCCGGTAGATTTGAAGATATTGGATATGACGAAACCCGTGTATCTGAAACAATACGGTGCTTATTTCGCCATACTTGAAATCAAGACCGGAGATAATAACTTATGCGATGTGAAACTTCTAAAATTATAAAACTATGGCAAATAACAAAGTAGAAAAGGTTTTAGACATAAAAGTGAATTATGCCGATGCTATAAAGAAAATCGCCGAATATCGTGCAAAATTAGACAAGGTAAAGGAAACTGAATCCGAACTGAAAAAGCAACTAAATGAAGGACGTATTTCACGAGAGGAATACAACAAGGCTATTTCGGCTACAAAAATAGCATCGGACGAATACAAGTCAACTATAAGGGACATTGAAAAAGTTGTAAAGAACCAAATTAAACTTGACCATGAACAAGAGGGTTCTTTACGTGGTATGCGTGCGGAATTGTCCAATTTAACACGCGAATACGATGCTCTATCAAGAGAAGAACGTGAAAATGAAAAAGTAGGGGGTGCGTTGGCAAAACAAATCAATGACCTTACGGATGAATTAAAAGAAGCAGAAGAGGAAACTGGACGTTATTATCGAAATGTCGGGAACTATAAAAACAGTATCCTTGAAGCCATCGGACTTAACAACCAATTCGGAGAATCACTGATGAATCTTGGAGAGGGTTCCAAGGGAATAAAGAAGATAAATACGGATATTAAGGCATTATGGGCTACTATGAAAGGTTTGCTTACCAATCCCGTTTTTCTCGCTTTGGCAGGTATCGCCGGTGTCGGAATGGCATTCAGATGGTTCTATGATTATAACAAGGGGCTTGTCGAGGCAACAAAACTCACCAAACAGTTCACAGGATTGGGAGGAAATGAAATGAAGGAATACCGTAATGAAGTGCAGGCCGTGGCCGACATGTACGGTAAAGACTTTAAAGAAACCCTACAAGCTGCGAACTCGCTTTCAAAGCAATTTGGCATCACGTCGCAAGAGGCCATGAATATTATAAAGGATGGTTTTGTGGCCGGTGCAGATGTAAACGGTGAGTTCCTTGACACCCTGAAAGAATACCCTGCGTATTTCAAAGAAGCCGGTATCAGCGCGGAGGAATTTGTGGCCATTACGGCAAATGCGAGTAAACAAGGTATTTTCTCCGACAAGGGAGTGGATACCATAAAGGAAGCAAATACACGTTTACGTGAAATGACAACGGCCACGGCAGAAGCATTGGACGGTATCGGCATCTCATCAGAAGAAGTACAAAAGTCATTGCAAGACGGAAGTACAACCACGTTCGAGGTAATGAAAAAAGTGTCTGACCGATTGAATGAGCTTCCGGCTTCTTCTGACAAAGTCGGTAAGGCCATAGCGGATATTTTCGGTGGCCCCGGTGAGGATGCCGGACTGGAATATATCAAAACCTTGGGCAAGATAGAAACCAACCTTGATGAGGTCAAGAAACAGGCTGGAGAACTTGGTGAATTGGAAGAGAAACAATTAAATTCACAAATTGAATTGCAAAACGCCCTTTCCGGATTGTTCGACATGACAGGCGGTGATTTTGAACGCATGAAAACACAAGCCATCGTATTTGTCAATGAAGGGCTTGCCAAAATAATAAACGGCATAAGAGATACTATAAAGTGGTTCAAAACCATGTATAAGGAATCAGAAGTGTTCAGGGTATTGTGTGATTCCATTTCCGGCATATTTACCGGCATGTTTAAAACGGTGGGCAACTTGGTAAATTTGCTTATAGTACAATTAAAATCATTGGGGCGTATATTGAAAGGCGTGTTTACACTTGACTGGGACGAATTTACGGGCGGTCTGGAAGATTTCGCCATCTATACCACGGAGGTTCTGAAAAAACAGTTTACTCAGGCTAAAAAAGAGATTGAGGAAACAAATCGGGAAATGAAAGACAAGGTAGAACCTGTTACCATTCCTATAAAAGTGGAGAATCCGGCCACAAAGGACACTTCTACCAACGACACAACCGCAACGGACACAAATACGCTTGCTGATGAAGAAATCAAGAAGCAACAGGAAGCCGCCAAAAAGCGTTTGGAACAGCTACGTGAACAGAAACGCGTGGAGATTGAAGAAACCCGAAAGGCTGAGGACGAATTACTGAAACTTGTCACGGACAACCAAGAAAAGTTAAGGGAACAAACACGGTTGAACTATGCCCGTGAAATCGAAGACTTGAAAAAGAGGTTGGATGAAGAGAAGAACCTCACACCGGCAGCTCGTGAAGCCATCAACAAACAAATAATGGCGAAACAAAAACAGTTTTCCAATGAAATGGCCGCTTTGGACAATGAGGCATTGCAAAAGCAAATCGAAGACCGGCAAAAGCTTATCACTCTCCAATTACAGGCCGTAAAACAAGGCGGTGAACAAGAATATGCCCTGAAGCTTGAAGAATTGGCCAAGGAAAGGGATTTGCAGCTTTCCAACATGCAGGCCACGCAAGAAGAAAAGGATGCCATTTGGGCGGCATGGGCGGCAAAGGACGAAGAATTGAGGATGCAGCATGAGAATGACATCACGAACAAGCAAATGGAAGCCATGCGCCTGCGGCATGAAACGGAACTGGCACAACTCGGAGAAAATGAAATGGCGATGTTGGAAGCCAAAGTTGCACATAAACAAGAAGAACTTGAATCCTTACACCAGTTGGAGGGTGAAAGCATAGAAGAATTTAACCTTAGAAAAATCGAGCTTCAAAATGAATATGTAGACGCACAAAAGGAATTGGCCGACAAGGAGGTGGAAATAAATCAAGCAAAAGCACAAGCCATTGCGGCCACCTATGGTTCAATCGGAGATGCCATTGCAAGCTTGGCCGGTGAAAACAAAAAGGCTGTGGCGGCTGCAAAGGTTCTCGCCCTTGCTGAGGTGGCCATCGAACAAGGTATCGCCATAGCAAAAGCCACGAGCCTTGCTTTTAAAAAAGGAAAATCCGTATGGGAATCCATAGCAGCGGTAGCGGCTGCGACTGCAACCATCATCAGCAGTATGGCATCTGCCATAAAGGCCATAAAGTCGGCCAAGGTTGGTGGAGATGGTGGAAGTAGCAATGAAAGCCGTCGTGGTTATGCAAAAGGCGGATTAGTCACTGGTACCGGAAGTGAAACAAGCGACAGCATACCGGCAAGGCTATCCAATGGTGAGAGTGTAATGACAGCCCGGTCTACACGCATGTTTGCTCCCATCCTTTCGGCTTTCAATACCATGGGTGGAGGCGTGCCTATTCAGGCAACCCAAAGCGCGGAGCAAGCCATAGGAGAAGACATGTTAGCCCGTGCCGTGGCCAAAGGAGTACAATCAATGCCGAATCCGATTGTCAGCGTGGAAGAAATAAACTCCGTGGGAAACAGGGTACAAGTAATTGAGAATATAGGGACTATTTAAACTCAGTATATCATGACATCATACGAATTATTATCCGCTAACCGGAATTTGATTGAAATAATTGCCAAAAATAAAATCGACTTATCAAATATCCGATACCTTGAACTGTACCAGGAATACACTCGGCTTTCTAAAGAAGGGCACAAACAAGAGTATATCGCATCCTATTTATCAGAAGTGTACAGTATTTCATCACGTTCTGTTTTCAGAATAGTCAAGAGGATGAAAAAGCATGTTGAAAAATGAAAATATTCTGTTTATTTTCATTTTTCTTCATAAATCCTTGCTCAATATACAAAAGTTTATTATCTTTGTATTGTCAAAATGATAAGCGATGGAAACAAGAAAATTAACTGATTTAGAAGCCGAGTTTATCGATGCGGTGAGAAATTACAAAAAGGCTTACCCAAATGGAAGCGATGAGCTGGAATGGTACATTGAAGGATTGTATGAGAAACTTCTCGAAAGAGACTAATTAAGTTCCCCTTCCTTCCCTAAGTGGGAAGGGGGATTTTGTAGAAAGAATAACCACTAAAACAAAAAGCAATGGAGACAGTAATTATTAAACGTGAAACAATGAAGCAAACGCTTTCAGACATCCTTCTGGATATTTCTTGGGCACGGCTGTCCGTGAGATATTTCGGTAAAAGCCGTTCGTGGTTGCACCAAAAATTAGATGGAATTAACAGCAATGGTGGTGAGGGCGGCTTCTCGGAATCTGAGAAAGCGGAGTTACGCCTTGCATTAAAGGACTTGTCAGCGCGAATAAATGCGGCGGCAGACCGTATAGAGTAATCCCTCGTTTATCGTTTTGACATACCTAAAGTTTGGGATTTACTTCACGTGAGCTTTGCTTGATTAATACAAAAATAAAGTTCACGGTTGGACGGATGGATATTTTTCCATCCGTTTTTTATTTTAAACTTGGTATTACTGACAGTGCGGTGTCAGTAGAAACAGCCTTTTAAATAATTATATTATAATTGTTTTTTGTTAGATTTGCCATATAATCTAAATGATATGGCAAAGTTATTCATAAATAAAGATATTGCAGCAGACGCCGATAAAATAAAATATTGGCTTTCCGGTGATGATTGTGTTTCATTTAGCGATATTCAGGGATTCTTGTCTTGGATGGATCCGTCTGACAACAACATTGAAGTTGAACTTCATTCTTGCGGTGGTGATTGCATCGAGGGATATGCCATTTATGACGCGCTTCGCGCAAGTGGAAAAGAAATCAGTTGTACCGTGGTAGGATTATGTGCCTCAATGGCTACCGTCATATTGTTAGCCGCTCCTATTGAAAGGAGAAAGATGTATCAGCATGCCCAATTATTGATACATGAACCATATTGTCCAAAGGGTGCATTCAATGAAGACCTTACTATTGGAAGTTTACAAGAAAAAATGAACTTTCTCAACCAAGAACGGAGTAAGATGCTTTCACTATATGTTGAACGGACGGGAAAGACACAAGAAGAAATAGAGGCTCAAATGGTTGCTGGTTCATGGTTCGGGAGTGACAAGGCAGTAGAATTGGGATTTATATCTTCCGTAATACCTGCAATGAGTGCAAAGGTTGAAAAGCCAGTTATAAATAATCAAACAATTAAAACAGAAATGAAAGAGAAGGAAGAAAGGAAGCCCACTGTGGCAGAAGCTTTCCGGATACTTGGGGTGGCTTTGGGAATATCCAAGCCGGAAGCCTCCGGAATGGTAATTACAACGTCAACAGGTGAAGAGTTGACAGTAGAACGTGAAGAGGGTGAAATACAAGTAGGCGACACGGCATCCCCTGACGGTGAATTTGTCCTTGAGGACGGTCGTACAGTTGTCGTTACCGATGGGGTAATCACGGAAATCAAGGAACCGGGAAGCGGCGGTGAAGATGTTGAAGCCCTGCAAAGCCGGATTGACGAATTGGAACGTCAGGTAAGCGACTTGACCGCTAATGCAAAATCAGAAGATGAAATCCGTATTTTGTCTATGGTAGAAAAGGCCGGCGGAGAATCTTGGCTAAGAAAAGCGGCTGCAAGTCATTATACACCTCCCTTGCGCAGTACGCAAGTCGGAAGCAAGAAGCCTGATGATAAAAAGACCAAATCAAGTAGCAAAATTGACCGGATGCTTGCGGAAAAGAGAGAGAAATTCAAACAAAGATACAACAAATAAAAAACAAAGAGTATGGCAAAAGAAAGAATAGAATGGGATGACCTTCAAAGTTTAACCCCTGATAATAGAGCTATCAAGTCTTTGAAAGACCTGTTGGTCATGACAAATTTTGTCGATGAAGATTTGGAACGTTTCTATACCCTACGGCAAAATGTCCACAATGGAGACAAATTGGGGTGGGTCGGAACAATGGAAGATGTGGGTTGGAACGGTTCCGGTTGTAACCCAACGTATAAAAATGCAGCAATTGAATTTGCTGAAAAGGAATGGAGTATTGGAGATTGGCAGATTCCTCTCAAATGGTGCTACACTGACCTCATCAATACCATTGCTGAATATTGTCTAAAGACCGGTACGGAAATAGGTGATTTGACCTCTACCGAATACATGGACGACATTGTTCTTCCGGCTCTTGATTTGGCGATGAAACACATGATGTGGCGTTTCATTTGGTTTGGTGACAAAGATGCAAAAAATGTCAGCAGCTCCGGACAAATTACGGATGGCATAAATGTGGATTTGTTTAAAACAACAAATGGATTTTGGAAGCAGTTGTTTGCCATCGGTACTGCAAACGAGGCGCAAAAGACAACCATTGCGGCCAATTCAGAAACTACCATGGCCTTGCAATTGAGCAAGATAAAAGAAGAAGGGGTGGCAATCGGAATTTTCGATGAGTTACTTGAAAACGCCGATAGTAGAATTTCATTGTTGGACGATGCCGGTATCTTCTGTACAAAATCCCTCGGGGACGCACTGACACGGGATTTGAAACGTGAATATAAACTTATATTGGATTGGGAACAAGTCTTCAAAGGCTTGGATGTCGCTGAATATAATGGCGTACCCATTTACCGGGTATCCATTTGGGATAGATTCATTCGTACGTACCAAAACGACGGTACAAAATTGAACCTTCCCCATCGTGCGATGTACGGTTCACCTAAACAGCTTTTTGTCGGTACGCCTGCAAATGAGTTGATTTCCGACCTTGATATCTGGTTTGACCGGAAAGACCGTATGAATTACATCTATTCAACCGGAAAGTTGGGATGTTTAATCGGAGAAGACAACCTTTTCCAAATGGCATATTAAAAAAGGAGGTGAATTATGGATATTTGTGATGTTTTATTAAAAGACGATATTTCAATTAATTGTGACGACCCGATTGTACCCGGCGTAGAGAGTGAAGGCATCATCATAAACCGTTCAGATATTGATTTTGCAGCCACCACATTCAACGCCACACGGAAGAACGTAATTGAAACTCTTGTTTTGAAATCCAAGAAAAAGGCTTTCAAATGTGCGCAATTGGGTAACAACCCGTTTACGGGAACCAATGTGGCATTGGCCGTAGGTACTTACCGGAACACATTCACCAATACGGTGAACCTTGTGGTTTTCAACAACGATCCGGACACCTGTGAACAAATCATAAATGGTTTGGCCAATGGCTCTTTTGTGGTTATTCTGGAAAATAAGTATAAGGGTACAAGCAAGGAAACGAATCCGGGTGATGCAGCTTTTCAAGTTTTTGGCTGGTACCAAGGACTTCGGGCAAGCGAAATAACCAACGACAAGTATTCGGAGGATACTGATGGCGGATGGCTGGTTTCTCTCCAAGAAACAAAGGCACCTAAATCGGGATTGTTCCTATTCAAGACAAGTTATGAAGCTACCAAGACTGCAATTGACACATTAACCACGGAAGCCGAGTAATATGAATGCGACGGAAGCCCTAAACAGACTGAATGAGCTAAAGGACAAAAAATCTTTGGCTCATTCAGATAAAACTGAAATTGAAGAACTGTATTACGCCGTATATGGTAGAAAATTCGTGAGAAGCTCATGTAATGACTGTTATTACGATGCCGTGATACAAATGTATTTATATCTAAGAAGCAAAGGTAAGATGAAAGAAAAATGTTTGTATAGCCTAAAAAATGGGGCACTCATTCAAATGGAGTTTGGAAGCGGTGAAATGTACACCAATGCTAATTTGACCGACGAAATTGCGGAAAAATACTTAGCTACAAATCCGGAGGGTCGTGTGTTCTTTTCCGTATTACCTGACGATTGGATTGAACGTGTGGAAAACCGGAAAACCGGAAATGCAGAAAAAGTCATTGAAGAAATGACCCAGCTTTTGGAAAATGGGGAAACCATCGAAGAAGTGAAATCAAAGTACAAAGGTTACATGATTGATGGGAAAAGGATACGGGTAAAGATTTTGAATGCCTACATAAAGGAGGCACAAAACAGATTAGAGGAATAAAAACAAACGGGACATGAAGGTAAAAGAACTTAGTAAGAAAAGTTCTCCAAGGATTGACAATAAGTTTATCCAGACGCTGAATATTCAAACATACGGAGAAGATAACTTGTATCCGCAGGTGTTCAGTGACATCGTGCGTGCAAGCCCTTCAGGAAATGAGTGTATCGACCGGCTCGCTGATTTCATTGAAGGGAATGGATTTAAGGATGAATTATTTTCCGAATATGTAACCAACAGGCGTGGTGACACGATGGATGAGGTACATTGCAGGATGTGTCAGGATATGGCAATGTTCAACGGAATCTCTTTGCATGTAAATTACAACGTTTTTGGGGAAATTGTAGAGTTGAACCATGTCCCGTTTGAAAATTGCCGCTTGACGGAACCCGATGAAAACGGTGTCATATCAAAAATTGCCATACATCCTGATTGGACAGGGAAAAAAACAAGAAATGGCAAGGCTATCCAAGTGAAAAAAGACAATATAGATTACATTGATGTCTTCAATCCTATCAAAGAAGTTGTTTTGGCACAAATTGAACATGCCGGAGGTATTGAAAACTATAAAGGTCAAATCCTTTGGATGACTTTGTTCGGAAACTATGAATATCCGGTAGGAAAGGGAGACAAGGTGGCCACGGAAATGAGTACGGATGAGGGGCTTTCCAATGTAAAATACAGAAATGTCCGCTGCAATTTCATGCCTTCTACAATCATGTTGTCAAAAAAGGCCAATTCTGTAACTCAAACAGGGTTTGATGGTAGTGAATCCATAGATTACGATAATGACGAAGTGATGAACTCACTTACTAAAATCCAAGGTGACAAGAATTTGGGCAAAATAGTCGAAATAACTGTGGAGGCAGATGAAGAAAAACCCGAATTTGTCAATATGGATTCTAAAAATTATGACAAAGAATATATATATTTATAAACAACATGATAATATAAACAATTAAATACAAATAAACCAAGAGATTAAGCAATATTCTATACTTAAATAAATTCTTATATTTATTCGTTATTTACGTTATTATGGTTACTTTTTTGTTACCTGAAATAAAAATGGAAAATAGTACCTTTATGGCACGATTTAAAATCAAAAAATTATGGCACGCAAGAAGACTATTTTAAAGGCCAAAGAACCCGTAAAATTAAGGGTGAAGAAGTTGGCCAACGGAAACGGAAGTTTGTACCTTGATATGAACTACAAGGGCAAAAGAACGTATGAGTTCCTTAAAATGTACCTCATCCCCGAGGTGAACGCATCCGCACGCATACAGAACGAAAACACAATGAATGCGGCGAACGCCATCAAAGCCCAACGGATAATGGAGATGAACAACGAACGGGCGGGCATATCGAGCGTGCGGACACGTTCAAAAATGCTTCTGGTTGACTTGATACGAATATACATCAAAAGGAAAGAGGATGCACAGAGTAGCCCCAACACCATACGGATATATAAGAATCTTATTTTTTCGTTAAATGCTTGGAAAGGCGAAGCGATAAACCGCGTACCGTTAAAAGACGTTGATAAGGATTTTTGTCTTTCCTATTTGCGATATCTCCGGACGGCAAAAACAAAATACAGGAAACCATACTCAAAGGGCACGGCTGAGGGGTATTTTCGGGCTTTACGCTCTGTCCTAAATTACGCCGTAAGAAATGACATGATACAATATAGTCCAATCGACAAGATAGACCGGGAAGAGAGGATAAAAGTACCTGAAACATCGAGGGCGTTTTTGACCGTTGACGAAGTGCGCCGGATGATAGCAACGCCAACGAAACACGAAACCTTAAAACGGGCTTTCCTGTTTGCTTGCTTCTGCGGCTTGCGTATTAGCGATGTTTGTGCATTGCGATGGGAAAACATAACCCACGAAAACGGCATAGAATCCGTTTCCCTGACCATGAAAAAGACCGGGCGGCCTATTGCCGTTCCTTTGTCAAAAGAGGCTTTAAAATGGCTTCCGGTACGTGAGGGGTGGGAATCGGACGAAGATAACGTTTTTCGGTTTAATGAATCAGCCGTTACGATTGGGGAACAGTTGCGCAAATGGGCAAAGGATGCCGGGATAACGAAGCACATTTCTTTCCACGTGAGCCGCCACACGTTCGCCACCATGATGCTGACCCTTGGGGCTGACTTATACACGGTGTCAAAGCTGTTAGGGCATACCAACATAACCACTACACAGATATACGCCAAACTGGTAGACCAAAAGAAAGTGGATGCCGTCAACCTGATTAACAACGTTTTCAATGATTGATATATGGAGACAACAAGAATGAATGAATACGCGTGCATGATACGCAAGGGAGTGGATTTTTTCGGACGCTATACGACGGGAGTACGGTTTACCGACCTTAAAAGGACTGCAAGGTTTATCAATGTAGGCACGCCCCCGGTAACGTGTGAAGAACTGGAAGAAGCCAGACGGTTGTTCAATGATGAAGCATTAAGGAACATCGAGAAGCACGGTTTAGACTTCGTTTCGGAAGTCGTGCGCCGGACATTTCCCTACATATCACGCCAACGCCTTTTTAACCTGTTTGACATGCTTGTAAGGTCGCAACAATTAAACGCCGCCGAAGTGCTGCACAAGCTTATAAGCACAAACCCCATAGCCGTTTGTGAAGAAGCGGAAGCGATGGAAGAACCTGAAGAACCGGACGGGCACGAAAAAGCACCGGAAGCCTCAACGCCCGCAAGCATCCCCGAACTTATGGCCATGGAGAAAGGGTGCAAACTGTTGGAACGGTTGGAGGCAAACGGGTATTGCCAAAAGGACGGGGACGGCTTCAAATGGCTTAAAAGTTGGTCTTTGTACGGCTTCATGGTTGACAAGGCGAGTGAGATACTATATTTGAGGCAAGAAGACGGGCGTTTGCCGTGGAGAATATTTACGGAGGTGTTCAATACAAGTAAGACAAATCTTAAATCAGCGCAGCAGTCTGTATTATACTACAAAGAAAGAGAAGATACCCCCAACGGTGCGCATACATTGGAAAACATTATCACCATTTAAGTAAAAACTAAACTGTTAAAGAATAACGGAGTACATAGGTATTCCGTTATTTTGTTTTAAAATTTATAGGGTTTCATATAGAAGTCTATTAGATGTCTATAGAATTTCTATTTTTTATTTACAAAGCACTCCATACCTTTGCATCATGTTAAACCCCGGAAGACTGCGGCCGAAGCCTTCCGATTAAAATGCAAAAGTATATGAATAGTAATCAAATAACCGAAGAATTAGCCTTTAGAATTTTAGGAGGTATCCGAGAACTCACAGAGGAAGTGAAAAACTTGAATGTTACAAACATTCTTACAAAGAACGTGCTGACATTTGAGGAAGTAATGATGTTGACCGGATTAAGCCGGAGCCACCTCTATATGCTTACGAGCAAAAAGGCCATACCGCACGCCAAACGCGGAAAGATGCTGTATTTTGACCGTGCCGAGATAGAAGCCTGGTTAATGGAGAACCGCGTACAAACGGATGAGGAAGCCGCACGGGCTGCGGTGGCCTATATAGCTTCACAAAAATAAGGGGGGGCTGAATCATGAAGAAACATAATATCAGCCCCGCCCCTTTAGCACGCAGGTGCAAAGGTATGGAATCGGAAAGAGATATACAAGCGTTCCGGATGCTTTTTTTATCCGGTGGCAAGTTCACGGCCAAGGAGTTGAACCAGTTGACAGGTAGTAATGATTCCCGAAAATACATTTCCCGTCTTCGTTCGGAGGGTTGGGAAATAGAAGACATGCGGCAGGGTGACGGGAGCAAAATATATTGGCTTGCCGTGAAAGGAGGTGAGAAATGACCGATATAGCAGATTTGTCCATGGATATAAACCAGTGCAATGCGGAGGCGCAAACCCCGACTTTTGAGATTTCACCCGAAATCATGGAAATTATCAAAAACAATCGGTTGGATTTGTCAGAGTTTGACGGATTAACAGATGATGAGCTATGAATGAGACGAAAGATATAATACAGGGTATTGCCGTAGAACTTGGCAAAGAAAAAACGGAAGTGCAAGAGGGTGGAAAGAACTATTTGAAGTATGTCCTTGATTTGTCCCTGCCAACAAATGAAACGAAATACATGCTTTCGATTGGTGGTATTGATACAATACCGTCCGGTGAACTCATAGGGGTAAAAGGGCGTGCAAAAATGGGGAAATCTCAATTCGGTTACTATCTCATTTCAGTTTTGCTTGCCGGGCAATCCCGTGGCTCTGTGAGGCCGTTGCAGGCACGCTACAAGGTTTTGTTATTCGATACGGAACAATCAAAGGAGAGCTTAAAGAAATGCTGTCAAAGGGCATTAAGGTACGCCGGACTGCCGGACGACAAGAACGATGTCCGTTTCATGCCGTTCTTTCTACGGCCTTTCTCCGTTGAGGAACGCCGGGCGGTGATATCCGATGCCATAGAAGGCGAAAGGCCGGACATTGTTTTCATTGACGGGGTGCGTGATTTGCTCCATGACTTCAACAGTTTGGAGCAAAGCGGCGATTTAATACAGTGGCTCATGACCCTTATTTCCGATTTCGGATGTACGATCGTGTGTGTGCTCCATCAGAACAAGGCGAAAGATGATGCAAACATGCGCGGCCACCTTGGTACGGAACTTTTAAACAAGCTTTCGGACTGTTTCGAGGTATCAAAGAAAGACGGTGCTTTCATGGTCACGTGCACCGACAGCCGTAATGTCGTATGCGGTGACGTGGCTTTCTCCATCAATGCAAAGGGGGATTTCACGGAGGCCGAAACGGTAAAGGACGCTAAAGCTTCAGAACGGATGGAAAGGATAAGGCGAGTAATAACTTTGTGCTTCAAAGAAAAATCATCAATGCGGCATAATGAACTTTTGGAACTTTGCCAATTAGAAGGCGCAATTTCAAAGCGAACGGCGATAAATTATATATCTGATGCAAAATTCATGGGATTACTGAGGGTTGAAAATAAAAGTTATTCGCTTGCACTAAACAATAAAAAACATGAGTGAAAACAAGTGCAAAAAATGGTGCAAGTACAAACCCCCTAAAGGGGTGTGTTTGCACTAACTTGCACCCATGTATTTTTTTTAGTGCATTTGCACTGCAATTTGCACCAACTTGCACTAACACCAAATTTAGCAACTTAAAAACAGAATAAAATGGAATCAGAAAATAAAATCTTGAAGCCCGTGAAGTACGTGGCGATATGTACCAAGGTTGAGAATGTAAATACCTTGTTTGCCCTTTACGGGTTGGTACCGGAAAATTTCCTCATGCAGTCATTCAGCGAGGCGCGTGCGCTTTGTGAAAGTGGCGGGGTTTACTTGGCGTTGTTTGACGGCTGTCTTTTTGCCGGGGCTTCTTTGACGGATGTAAACGCATGGCATGCCCCGTCAGCCTGCCACATGTCGGTGACTGTTGACAACTTCATATTTGCCATGCTTTTGCGCTATGCTTTCGAGTTCACCCCAAATACTTCCGGCCATGAGTGAATACAAATACAGCTTGCAGAAGTACACCGGGCGTAACAGCCGCCACACGTGCCCGGCATGCGGTCGGCCTCATTGCTTCACGCTTTACGTCGATGCCATGGGAAACCCGTTGGCCGGGGACGTGGGACGGTGCGAACATGTGAACTCGTGCGGTTACGAGAAAACGCCAAAGATGTATTTTGACGAAAACCCACAGGAAAGGGGACGGCACAATACCGTACCCTCCTACACACAGCCCAAGAAAGAGGCGCAACCGGACTACATACCGCTTTCTTTGATACGGAAGAGCGAGGGCACGGCGAGCAACCTTGTGGGATACCTTGCGAAGTATTTCAAGGCCGGAGACCTGAAAACAGCCGTAGCCCAATACCATTTGGGATGCACCAAGAAAGGCGAGACCATTTTTCCGCAAATAGACCGTTTCGGGATGTGCCGCACGGGCAAGGTCATGCAGTACGGCGCGGACGGGCACCGGGTGAAAGGTAATTTCGATGCGGTGGACTGGCTTCATGCCCGGTACATGAAGAAGCAGGGCAAGGCGGCGCACGAGTTCCACCTCAAACAGTGCCTTTTCGGTGAGCACCTTTTGCCTAAACGACCGGATGATATTGTTTGCATTACGGAGAGCGAGAAAGCCGCCGTTATTGCTTCCATGGTGTTCCCTGAACAGGTTTGGGTGTCATGCGGCGGCAAGCACGGCCTAAACCCTGAACGGTGCAAGCCATTGGCCGGGCGTAGAGTGTTGGTCTTCCCTGATGCCGATGCCGTGGAAGAGTGGTCGGAGAAAATAAAGGCTTTGGGCTTTTGCCGTTCCGTCCGGCTCTCCGACTGGGCAAAGGACGAACCGGAAGGAAGTAAACGGGACATAGCGGATTTGATACTGGAGGAGAAAGCCCGGTCGCAGGTGAAGCCCACCACGATAGGCGATGTCTTGCAGTGGAACCAGGAACTTGGATTCCCGAAGGAGCGGTTTTCCATTCATGTTTGATACATGGCCGTCAGGCTTACAAGGGTTCGATTTGCGGCCTTTTCGCCCCTCTGGCAGTACTTCTATTGCTGAGGCTTGGAAAAATGGCTTAAAACGCAAATACGGGCGTTTCGGGAAAGATGGCCGGAAAATTGATTTTAAGGCGTTGTTTTTCCCCCTGACGGTAGGGAGTACCACCAAGGGCGTAAAAGTAGCCCAAATCGAAACAGTATAGCGATACGGGCATATTTGAGGACTTAAATACAAGACAATGGAAATAGAAACGATACACGGCCAGATTATTGCCAAGGCCAACCACTACCAAGCCGTACCGGGCAAGTCCGGAGCAAAGCGGATTATCAAGGACGGGAAGATACGCGCCTACGAACGCAGCTTCATGCAGCAATGCCGGATATACCGGAACAGGCGCATTTCAGGACGTTTCCGGCTGTTTGTCCGGGTGTTCCATAGTTCGGTACGCTTTGACTTGGATAACAGCCTGAAAACGTTGCTCGATTGCTTGCAGATGGCAGGCGCAATAACCGATGACAAACTTTGCTTCCAAATCGAAGCGGAAAAGAAGATAGACAGGTACCACCCCCGGATAGAGTTCGCTTTGTTGGAGGTGAACGAACAGAAACAATTATTTGTGTGACGTAAAATAGCAACGAACTATGGCAAAACTTAACAGCAAGATGCTTGACGCTTGTACAAAGTGGATAAGCGAAAACGGCCTTTCAGGTCGGTGTGGCGCAACGGTTAGGGACTTTTGCACACAGATGGGGATAAGCAAAACGACTTATTACAACTGGATGGAAAATGTTTACTTTGTTGACGCTATAAAAAAAGGGAATGAAATGTTTGAGGACAAAGTAAGAAGCGAGGTCGAACAATCCTTGATAAAAGCCGCCACGGGGTACGATTACATAGAAGTACGCACCAAGAAAAAAGAGGACGGCACAACGGAAACAACCACAATCACAAAGCATGTGGAGGCAAATATAACGGCGTGCATCTTCTTGCTCACGAACGTAGCACCGGAACACTGGAAGCATAAGCAGGAAATAAAAGGGCTGGAGCTACGGAACACCGCCCTGAACATAACAGTACAAGACACCGATACAAAAGAACTTATAGAAAAATTACGAGAGAAATAAGTAATTACGTCATAATTATTTTGTATATTTGCAGTGATATAAAAAATATAAGTCATGACAGTATTAGAACTTTATCAGCAGGGAAAGACGGTGTTTGACCTGATGGACAGGAAAAACCTGTCTTTAAAGGGTTATTACGGCTATGTGCCGTTAGTGAACGAGATGAAAAGGCGTTTGATTAACGGACAGGATTTCGACGTGGCGGCAAAGGAAGTGGGGCGCAAATTCGTGGTACACCCCACAAGGGTACAACACTTGTATAACTACATGATGCGGGATGTAGATGCGATTCCAGACCGTAGCGATTTGGGTTATGTGAGAAAGTGATATATTATTTTTCTTTCATCGGTTTTTGAGTTTGATTATTAGTTTTTGAGGTTCTAAGATTTAGAATAACATGACGGACGCCCGGCGGTAGAGATTGCTTGCCGGGCGTTTTTAAAGCTAAGTATTTTAATTTTTGTTTTATCTATATCTTTGGGGTTTAATAATTCCACGTCTACCCGGTTGCCCGTGATGGGTGGCCGGGTGTTTTTGTCTCCTGAATTTTTAGGGGTCAATTAGCCTATAAAAACTTCGATTTTAATCCGCTGTTTTCCGGTTCCTGATTTGTTACACACCAATGTCGGGAAGTGGCCGGAGAACGAACGCGGGGGCGCTGTACGCTTGTCTTTTGATACCGGAAGCCTCAACAATGACAAAATAAAAACGGATGGCCAAACCGCCACCCGTGCAAGTGGGGTCACGTGTATTTGACCCCACCATGACCCACCCCGTGAAGTTAGTGCAAATGGGTACGTTTGCACCATTTGCACCAAATCAAAAAACGCGCTGCACTTTCCAAAATGGAACACCCATTAAAATGCCTTTGGGTGCCCTTTCGTTGCCCAAAGCTTTCCCAGTATCTTTGCCCTCTCTGCCTTGATTGGAAGCAATGGACGCAAGGGGGATAAAGGCCGTAACGCTTCATTTTGCCGTAAAGCCTCCAAGGGCTTCAGGGGACGTAATACCATCGTGTCGAACTCGTGCGGTTCTTCTTCTACTCGCTCACTCATCTTTCACCTCCTTTTGCACGTTCTCCACCTTTATTTCGATGTCTTTTCCGCAGTGGGGGCAAGTTATCGAAAGGTTGTCTTTCTTTGGTTGCTCGAAGAGTTCCGATACATCGCAGCCGATAGCGTCCGAAATGCGGTACAAAACTTCAATAGATGGATTCCCGTTAATATGCTGACTTAATCCCGTGGGTGTTATTCCCATTCTTTTTGCCACCTCCTTAACTTCTAATCCTTTTGACTTAATAGCCTTTTTGATATTTAAACCCATAACTTTAATTTTATTGTTTATGCAAAGGTATAGTAAATATAAGAAAATAAAGCTATCACTTTTATTAATACATGTTAAATACAAGCTAAAACTTTGATTTATGTTTGCCTATTCAAAGTTATAACTATATCTTTGCATCGTCAAAACAAAGCAATAACTTAAAATAATAGCAAAGATATGGAAGCAACGAAGTACAACAAAAGCGAGATTATGAAAAAGGCGCACACGTATTACAACATGGTCGGTGACAGCCGCAAGAACCGTGAAAGGAACAAGACTGGCCGCACGCTTATCTCCTTTGGTGAGTGCTTGCGTATGGCTTGGCAGCATGCAAAGCGTGAGGTGTCCGATGCACGCCGCAAGGAAGCCATAAGAAAGGATCGTGAAGCCCGTGAAGAATGGAACCGCACCCACCCGGCAAAGACGGTAGTTTATGATGCCTGCGTACAAGCTGCGATAAGTGCCGAGTATTCACGCGGTCGGTACATGGGAGACTAAGACAGAATCAAAATAACAACCGGAGGGGTGAAAAGCCCCTCCACAAAAAAGAAACGATATGAGCACGCAAAAGAAGAACCAGTTAAAGGAAATCATGCTCCTTGCATGGCAGTTCGTCAAGAAGAACGGTTTCACGATGGGCGAGGTATGCAGCAAGGTAAAAGCGTCCACTTTACCGCCACCACCAAAGGACGCAGATCGTGCGACACAAAAAAAGCACGTGGAGAAGCTTTAAGAAAATAAATTTAGCCAACTGATAAAATAACACGGTTCGGGGGTGTCCACCTCCGGCCACAAAAACAAAAAACATCATGGAAAATGAAGTATTAGTAAAAATGGACGATGAGACGTTAAGACTTATCCGCAACTTACAGGATGAAAAAGAGTACAACCGTACCCACCGTGAAGCGAACGCCATGGAAGCAATAAGCGAAATGCTAAACACGGTGCTAATTGATAACGAACGGGAAAAGAAAGCGTTTCATAATTTATTGACAGTAATAGCCGAATATGCGGAACTGTTGGAGATTATTTCAAAAATACAAATCAAAGGATAAAAAATATTGATATGACTTTTAAGGATATTAAAGATGAGTTTCTAAAGTCTGCCAAAGACTCAAATGAGGAAATACAAAGAATCATGAAGGAACAAGAGTTTATAAGGATAAAGCGTTCCCAATTTAGAGGGAAAGGGCAAGAACATTATTTTTATATAGAATGGGTTAACGCTGTTCTTTCTATCGAATGCGCTATTGATAGAGATTCAAAAATCGATGATATAAGATTTAATCATGGAAACTATTTCGGTACTATTGAAGAAGCCGAAATATATTTAAATAAAATCTTTAGAATTTTAGCCGAAAGGACGGAATTCTTAGTGAAAAATCAAAATATATAAGACGATGGAAACAGTATCAAAAAAGAACGTCAAGGAGACGGGAGAAGTGAACGAATGCGAAAAGAAACACGAAAAAGCTTTAAGACGCTTGTACAAAACAGGGGAGAAAGCCGAAAAATACAAAACACTCCCTTTGGGTGAAAACACACGTGCGGCCATATATGTACGGGCAAAGGTTTCGGAAGTCTTGGAGTGTCTTTTTGATTTGAATGATTTACTTTATACTATTACAAACGATGAAACCGGGCAACGTTTCGCAGATGCAGCCAGTGAGTTGGAAAAAATTGCAAACGAGTATATCATAGCATCAATAGATGATAGTTTAACCTTTAGAGATTCGGACGAAATATAACACCAATCTTGTTTACGCCAATAAACACGATGCCCCCACCGTCAATACGGGCGGTGGGGTTGGGATACAAACGACCACATGACAAGACGATAATAGCGCGTTGGGGCTTCGGCCAACGTTTCTTGCTATGATGCCCCGGTAGGTAGTTCGGCCTGCCGGGTTGGATTCGCCGCCATTGGGTTGCCATCGCAATGCCGTGGCGGTTTTCCTTTTATGCCGGAAGCCTCAACGCCCTTACACGTTCTTTATTGATACATCCCTATGGTTGTAGCGTCCAACGAAAGAAACTGCCTTAGAACGAAAGGAAACGTCTTGTTATCCCATCCGTCAATGAAGCGGGGTAAACGGTGTGTTTTTGATGCCGGAACGGGCGTATTCCCGTGGGGTGGTATTTTCGGCCTTTTGTGGCTATTTTGTTACCCGTTACCCCGTTTTTGGCTTGCTTCCGGTTGTGTCTCAATTATTTATGAAAGTTTAACAAAGTTATGACAAAGAGTTTGAAGTAACTGATTCAAGTGTGACCGAACGTATATATTCCGCTTTTGGACAGGAGCCATGGTATTGCATCAGGAAAGGGAAAATCGGGTTTAGCGGAGATATTTTGTCGGACGCTTTCGAGTATTACAATTCAATTGTATCACGTCAGCAACGTTTTATTGAAAGGGCAATTACACGTATTTTCAAATATTGGTTTGAGACAGCAAACCCTTCAAACGATTATAGTATAAATCCATTAAGATATGTGAAAAATGGTTCGTCTGATAAAAGCAAATGAAGTCACTGATTTATCCCGTCCTATATCTGGGCATATAGACGACAAAAAGATTAATACCTATATCCGTGAAAGTGAGGATATAGACTTAAAGTCAAGTCTTGGTGATGAACTATTGATGGATATAAGGTTGAATCCTGAAAAATATAATGATTTGTTAAATGGAGGGGAATACAAAGACAAATGCGGATATAAACATACATTTTCCGGGCTTAAAACGGCACTTGCTTATTATACTTATGCCAGAATAGTAAAAAACAATGATATAAATGTAACCCGTTTTGGAGTTACAATTAAAGAAGATGATTACAGTAACAAAGTAAGTGTAAAAGAGCGTGTCTTGGCTTATAATGACGCATTCTCCATTGCTGATAAGTACCTTCATGAATGTGTACTATTTCTTTCTGCAAATAAAGAAAAATATCCATTGTATCGTGGCATCGGTAAAGTTAAATCAAACCGAATTAAATATCGAACCATAGGAGAATAAGTTATGAATTTGTTAGAACTCAAAGAAAACATAATTTTAATACGGGATGCTACTAAAAGTGGAGAAAATACAGCCTCACGAGTAGGCGGTACGCTTCTTGATATTCTCAATTATAGTATATCAAGAGGTCAGGGAACATCTGAAGATTCCGACCCTTTCAAAGATTCTCACAAATGGTTGGGCAGCGTGAAGGACGACGGCGGGCTGAACGCCTTGCTGGACGGGCTTCATGGGAAAGTGGAGGACGGTAAGGCAAAAGCGGGTTATTTCCGTGGGGACTACGAGGGTAGCCCTTTCATGGTAGAGAGTATTCCGATAAATTATACAGAAGATACGTGGGTTCAGTCGGTGCGCGGCCGTTTCGTTCCGGTATACCAAGGCACGGTGGACAAAATCAAAACCCTGACGCGTAGTAACACGGAATACAATATATTATGGCGTGTATGTGAAAAGGGCACGTGGGGCACATGGAACTCCATGACGGACGCTCCTACCATTCCGGACACAGACCTGTCGATGGGTTTGAAGGACGGAGATGAGACGTCTGGTTATATGCAAATGTTCACGCGCAAGGGCGGCTGTTATTCGGTGACGGGTTCAAGGACAGGCGTGGTGACAGGCACAATGATGGTGTTCTGTGATAGTTGGGGTGAACATGGTATCGAACAGGTTCTCTTTACGGATGCTTCGGACATTGAGGGCAAAATTGTACATGACATCAGCAGTAGTGGGCATGTAGACGGTGAGCCGCGTATTTACCACCGATATTACGACATACGCCAATCAGGCGGGAAATGGGGTGTGTGGAAGTCGTTCACTACGGGTGGCGGTACGACAGCGCCTCCCTATGTGGCTTTCGACTTCGGTGTCCTTCAGGAGAAAATCGGCAGCGGGCGCACGCAGGGGGATTTGGATGCCTTCGGGCTGACGGAGGACGTGTGGGCGAAGATAAGGGGAGCGGAAATCATGGTCGTACGCGATGATGCCCATGAAAGGACGTATATCGTGTCGGGTAGCTCGGATGATTACATTTCATTTGCCTATGGGATGAGTGAAACTTATGAAGGTTGGGAAATCAAACAATCTGGAAACAACTATATCATATTCCGTCACCAAACACAAGGCGGAGGTGGTGGAGAAAGTATAATTATTGAATAACTTAAAAAATAAAATTATGGCAGCAAACGGACAAAAATTAAGAGTAGCGGTAACAAAAACTTCCGCACAAGGTAAGAGTGCACAATCCAGTACTCCAAACCTAATGAGTTTTAGTACCGATGAAAACAGTGTGTGGTTTAATGGAAAAAGATTTGGTGTAATATCACTTGGGGAAAGTTTTCTAACCCTAACAACATCTTCTAATGCTTCTACTATAACAACTGCACTAAATGGTTTTACCAAGGAACAATGGGAAGATGCTTTTAATAGAGGTTTCATCGCAGTTGTAAAAGGAGAAGCACCCAGTATCGGTATGATTTACTACTATGGTAGTGGAGGTAAGAAATACCTGTCTATAAGTCTTATTTCCAGTGATTATAGTAGTTTGACTTCTGTAGATATAGAAGTAGGAGACAGTGATGAAAATTACAAGTGTACTCAAGTTGCTACCAACTCTCTACTCATAGAGAGTAGAACAGTAAATGCACTTAACAATACCAGTACGACTTTGCCTCTTTCGGCTGCAATGGGTAAGAAATTGCAGGATGAAAAGTTAGCGAAAACAGACGTAGTGAATAACCTTACCACTACTGACACTTCAAAAGCCTTATCAGCGGCACAGGGTAAAGCGTTGAATGACAGAATCAACGGGCTTGGTTCCCCGTATAAGGTGAAAGGTACTAAGACAAACATATCCGACGTGTTGTCCTTGACGGATGCGAAAGTGGGTGATGTTTGGAATGTTACGAATGAGTTCACGCTTGGTGGCAAGAAATACCCAGCAGGGACAAACGTGGTTTGTGTGACAGCGACTTCGTCAAGCGACCACAATGACGACAACTGGGATGCGTTGGGGGGTACGGTGGACTTGACTCCATACCTTACCAAGAGTGATGCAAGCAACACTTATGCGAAGAAAGCTGATACGGATACAAGTTTTGAGGAAATCTGGGAACAGCTTGGAGTAGTAGTTGCTAAGGATGAAATAGTCAATAATCTTACTTCCAGTGAAACGAACAAACCCCTTTCGGCTGCGATGGGTAAGAAATTGCAGGATGAAAAGTTAGCGAAAACGGATGCGAGCAACACGTATGCAAAGAAAGCCGATGTAATTTCATATTATAGCATAGGAGAACTTACCGCTCTAAACAGTAATCCTACACAAGAACAACTTAAAACAGCTTTAGGGGCACCGTCTACTTTTAGAAATGCCATTGATGCAGGAAAACTAATATTAGTAACTGGTCATAATAATACACAATCTCAAAAATCGGCAGTGTGTATAATTGATTCTGGGAATGTAATAGTAAAATATCTTCACCCAGGTAATAACGACTGGATTGTCATTGCAAAATGTGTCCCTGCAAGTAGTGGAGACAACTGGGATAATGCGCAGTTTAGTGTAAGAATTGTTAAACCTTCAGATTCAGCAGGAATTACAATCGAATAAACTATGAGAAAGGATTTTGAAATAGATTCAGAAATCATCATTGACGATGTACGAGGGAATTTACCGGACGAAGGTAGCTTGCAAGTGAACGGTAATACAGCCGATATTCCCTCCGGAGTTATTCCATTGGCAAGCACGGCAGTAGGGCAAAAACTAAAGGTGTATGCCTCTAAGACGCGGGCGCAGGCTTTGTCGCTGACGGGGGCCAACCCGCAGGCGTTGTTCTTCCCCACGGACGCGGAGAGCATCATATTTAACGGGAAAGAGTACGGGGTATCTGGAACTTCGGACTTGAAAAGTATCAATGGTGTGGAT